ACGGATTGACCGATGCTCAGCTTCGTGCAGCACCAATACTAACCGATTCTGTTATGGGTGAGGGCGACATCACGCTCGATGCATGGGGCATTCAAAAGATTTCATTGCCTCAATCTCTATTCCACGGAATGTGGACATATGATATTCCCGCTAAGAGTTGGTTCATGTATGAGAACGGTGTTCAAGTCTATACATCGACTAACATTATTTCTAATCTAGGGGCGGCACAACTGAATGCAACCTCGACGAAGTCAGCATTGATTCTTGAGTCACGGCTATCTCCTAGATATCAGCCTAACAGAGGACATTTGTTCTCGACTGCTGTGTGGTGCCCAACTAAAACAGCTAACGGTGTTCGCGAGTGGGGACTTCAAACAACGGAGAACGGCGTGTTCTTCCGTCTTAAGAATGATGGTAAACTATACGCGGTTCGCAAGTCGGGCGGCGCACAAAACTACGAGGCTGAAGTTGACACTTCATCTATTCCTGGCTTCGACGTCGAGAAAGGCAACGTCTATGACATCCAATATCAATGGAGAGGCGTTGGTAACTACAAGTTCTTCATTAACCTGAAGCTCGTTCATACGATTTCATCTCTCGGTACTCTTACCGCGCTCTCGATGGAAAATCCTGCGCTTCCTGTTTCGTTCAAAGCAACTCGAACAACACAGGATGTTACGATGAACATCGGCTGCTGTGATATCACGTCGGAGAATGGTCTTGATGACACGCATCAGTATGGATCAGCTGCTGCGGACGCGGTAACACTTAACGGCACGAATGTTCCTACACTTGTTATTCACAACCCGCTCTTGATTAACGGCGTCACTAACACTCGGTCTATTACTCTCCTAGAGCTTTCCGTGAATAACACTAAGAAAGCAACATACCGCTTATTCCGCGCACGCAATCCAGGCCTTATCACAGGTGAGGTTCTTGTTGCTCTAGGCAATGGCTCATTCGTTCAAACTGACTCGCCTACGATGACAGCTGGCACAACTCGTGCAACTGCAGCAACCGTTGCGTCAATGGAATACCTCGACACCGTGTTTGTTGAAGCAAACGTTTCTAAGACAGTTGATATTGGAAAGCCTGGTTGCGAAGTAACATTGGTTCGCGGCGATTATCTTGTCGTCACATGCACGCTTTCTAACGGTGTGGGCGATCTAGTTCTAACATGGGGAGAAGAAGTATGATGAATGACTATTTTCCAGACAAGCTATGTTTTGAAGACGCAGGCATGCGTGGTTCATCTCGGTGCTTCAGACTAGAAAAGCCATTTAGTTACGTCTCATCGAAGGGAACTATTATTGTGCCTGAAGGTTTCATCACTGATGGAGCAAGCATTCCAAAGGTGTTTTGGTCAATCCTTGCTCCGTTCGGCGATTACTTTGCCGCCGCTGTCATTCACGACTATCTTTACAACAAGGAATGTCCTCTCTATAATCGTAAAGAGGCTGACCTAATCTTCAAGGAAGCAATGTTTAACATAGGCGTACCTTGGTACCGGCGTGATATCGTTTATCAGGCCGTGAACACCTTCGGGTGGGCATGCTTTAGAAAGGCATAAATAGATTTGCATGATCGCTCAGTATTTTCACATTACATATAAGATCACCTTTCCGGATACTGGGTTTTATTATTTTGGCAAGCATTCAACAAAGCGGTTAAATGATCGCTATAAAGGGTCTGGCGTCGATGTAGCAAACCTCATCAAACAAAATGCAAGACACTCATTTGAAATGGTAGCTTTACATGAATCCAGTGACGCTGCATTTGCTCATGAAAAGACTTTGGTCGGCGATAGGTATTTAGCGGATCCATTTTGCTTGAATAAAATTCAGGGAGGTGCTGGTGTTAAAAACTTCAAAGGCAAACCTGGAATTAGAACTCCTAGGAGAGACAAACAAAAAGTGTTAATGGCTGCTAAGCTAGGTGCTGAGGCCAGACGAGGCATGAAAGATTCTCCTGAGGTAAGAGCCCGACGTTCAGCATCAGTTAGTGCAGCAACAACTGGAATCCCAAAACCATGGATATGCAAGCGAATTAGTGTTGACGATAAAGTTTATGTTGGTATTGGCGAAGTATGTAAGGCGTTTTCGATTAGCCGCTATCACGTGAGGACCCGCCTCAAAAGCGAACAATACCCAACCTGGATCGAGCTAACAAAATGAACAATCCTGAGCACGGCTATAACGGCAACCCGTATGTGAAGAGGGATGGTGTTGAGCAGCAGTACACCGATACCGAGCTTGAGGAATACATCAAGTGTTCTGAGGATCCTGAGTACTTCATCGAGAAATATGTCAAGGTCATCAACCTTAATAAAGGGCTTGTCGATTTCAAGCTGTATGGTTATCAGAAGAAGATGGTCAAACACTTCTCGGACAACCGATTCAGCATCGTTCTTGCGTGTCGGCAATCAGGCAAGTCGGTAACTTCAGTTGCATGGCTTCTTTGGTATGTCCTTTTCCACGCGGAGAAGATGGTCGGCATCCTTGCAAACAAAGGAGCCACTGCGCGCGAAATGCTTTCGCGTTTGACGTTGATGCTTGAGAACATTCCGTTCTTCCTCCAGCCTGGTTGTAAGCAACTCAACAAAGGCTCGATTCACTTCTCGAATAACTCGAAGATCATTGCGGCCGCGACGAGTTCAAGTTCGATTCGTGGTCTTTCGATGAACGTCATTTTCCTTGACGAGTTCGCGTTCGTCAACGATGCGGCAACATTCTATACATCAACCTACCCGGTTATCACGTCAGGTGAAGACTCGAAGGTAATCATCACATCGACTCCTAACGGAATCGGCAATATGTTCTACAAGCTTTGGGAGAAGGCGGTAACACAACCAACAGCCGACGGTTTCAAACCGTTCACGATCAAATGGTCGGACGTTCCGGGTCGTGACGAGGCATGGAAGGCGTTGACGATCGCGAACACGTCCGAGCTTCAATTCAGTCAAGAATTTGATGTCAACTTCATTGGCTCATCCGATACGCTGATTAGTTCGGCGGTCCTCCTTGCCCTAAAAGCAATTGATCCGTTCGAGTTAAGGAATGATGTTAGGTATTACAAGGTTCCCGTTGAAGGGCATTCATACGTGATGACAGTCGACGTCTCGAAGGGACGTGGGCAGGACTATTCGACGTTCACTATCTTCGACACTAGCGTTATGCCATTTGAGCAGGTAGCGGTCTACCGAAATAATAACATATCGCCGCTGCTATTCCCGGACATCATTGTCCGTTGTGCTAAGCTTTATGCGGACGCGCTTGTCATCATTGAAAATAATGATGCTGGTCACGTCGTATGCAACACTGTCTATCACGAGTATGAGTACGAAAATACGTTCGTCGAGTCATCCGTGAAGTCAATGGGTATCGGTGTTACCATGACAAAGCGTGTCAAACGAATCGGGTGTTCAAACGCAAAGGACTTGATCGAGTCCGGTAAGCTCTCGATCAGCGACGCGAACTCAATCGCAGAATTGAGTTCATTCGAGGCCACCTCATCAGGTTCATATGCGGCTGCAGGAAATACGAATGATGACCTTGTAATGAACATCGTGTTGTTCTCTTGGTTCGTGTCAACCGACCTATTCAAGGATTCATCGTCTGTGAACCTCAAAGATTTGCTTTATTCGGATCGGATCAAGGAGATGGAGGATGACGTTGTTCCGTTCGGTATTATGCCAGACACGACCGAACAAGACACAAGTATGGCTGCATATGCGGCATTGATTGCAGCTCAGAAGGAATGGGGCCTTTGAGATGCCCAAAATATAAATAAGGATTAGATTGAATTCTTCTTATTATGTCTCCGCATTACACCTACACTGAAAGAAACACATATGGCATTCTTAGTCTCACCTGGACTCGACATTAACGAACTCGACCAAACTAACGTGGTGCCAGCTACATCGACATCGATCGGTGCTTACGCTGGACACCTTAACTGGGGACCTGCTGGTGAAATTGTCACCGTTGGTTCTGAAAAAGAATTGGCGCAGTACTTCGGCTCTCCTTCAAACGGAGTCAACACTCGTTCATTCCTAACAGCAGCAAGCTTTCTAAAGTACAGCAACACGCTTAGAGTGTCCCGCGCAATTTCTGCGTCGGCTTTTAATGCGGCTGACTCTAACCCAATCCTCATCAAGAATAAAGATCACTTCGACACGATCGGAGCTCTTAATTTCATCTTCTCCGCTCGTTATCCTGGAGCAATTGGCAACAGCATTACCGTTGAGTACGCTCACGTTTCAGGCGTTGCTGATGCTTCATACGATGACTGGGCTTACAAAGGCCTATTCGATTCAGCACCTAATCGTTCATTGACGGCTGAGGCAGTCATGGCAGAACTACTTGAATCGGAACGAACCAACGATGAAATTCACCTTGTCGTTATCGACACTCTAGGTCTTATCTCTGGAACGAAAGGAACTGTCCTCGAAAAATACGAAGGTCTTTCCCTTGGTTCTAATGCAAAGACTGAAGACGGCGCTTCGATTTACTACAAGGACGTCATCAATAACACGTCGTCTTACATCTACGTAAACACGTTGACAAACACGTTTGCTGATGCTGACCAACCAATCACGGTAGAGTCTGTCTTCGATGTTGCGGGTGGCGCAGTTTCAAATGAATCTGTTCTTGACCTTCCGTTCCTGCTCTCAACTGAAACGACCGTTACTTACTCGGGCGGCGCATCAGTAACCACTACTACAAACACAGCAAAGACTGTCGTTGTTAAGTCAGGTTATGACGGTGCAATCGGAAACAACGCAAAGATCAACATTCGTTTGGTCGATGATTCTGCTGTTCCTGCAAAGGCTGCACACGGATTCGTCAACTTCGGCATTCCTATCAACGGCGACACAGTTGACATCGACGGCGATGAATTCACGAAGGTCGCGACAATCACTGATGCCCTAACACAGTTCATCACGATCTCCGACCTATCTGCATTGATCAGCGCTATCTCCGGTCTTGATACGACTGTTGTTGGCAGCCTCATCAACATCGTGTCAGACACGCCTGGAGCGGCCGCAAATGCGACCACGCTTTCGCTTGGTTTGAATGCTGGCACAATGAGTGTATCAGGTCCTACACTAAAAGGCGGGGTTGACGCTCTTTCAACTGATTACGTTGACGTGACTGTTGATGTACTTGATGCAGCGACAGGATATGTTACTTATGACGTAACGATTGGTGCAAGCCAAGCTGTTGTTGGACCGGTCACAACGAATGTTACTAATGTAACGTTGGCTGACATCATTGAAGAAATCGTTTATGAGTCCGCTCTATTGAATGATGCTAATCTGATGGACCTCACGTTCGAAGTAGACGGCGTTGCTGTAACCTCAGTAACTCCAATTGCTTCGATGAAGTTCAACATTGAAGCCGTGCTTCCTTACACCGCGACCAACCAGGTCGTTCTATCAATCATTCCATTCGTCGGAGGCGACATCGTGAGTTACAACGATAACACGTTGATCACAACACTTGCACTCGTCAATGGTACTGATGCAACTGCCGCCCCAGGAAACGTTGTTACAGCGCTTGAACTATTCGCGGACAAGGATTTGGTTGACATCAACTTCCTCTGGGCCGAGATGTTCGATGTATCGCAAGAAATCGTTGACGTTGCTGTCTACGGAATTGCAAACACTCGCCGCGACATCCTCGCGACGATCTCAGCACCTGTAGGAATCGCTAACCTAACCTCGAATGTGCTTAAGAAGGATGCAGTCATCGAAAAATTCGATTCAGCTGCATATTCCTCGACGTCATTCGTTGTGTTCGACGAAACTCCTGGCTACACATACAACAAGTATGCAGATACTTATGTCTGGATCCCACTCGCCGGTCACGTCGCAGGTCTATGTGCAAACACTGACCTCGTTGCTGATCCTTGGTTCTCACCAGGTGGCTTCAATCGCGGACAACTTCAGGGCATCTCGAAGATCGCTTACAACCCAGGCCAAACTGATCGTGATGACCTTTACAAGAAGCGCATCAACTCGATTGTTGCAATTCCTGGAGAAGGCATCGTGTTGCTAGGCGACAGAACGGCTCTAAGCAAGCCTTCTGCGTTCGACCGCATCAATGTTCGTCGTCTGTTCAACGTTGTTGAGCGCACGATCTCAGGCGCTGCTAAATATCAGTTGTTTGAACTGAACGATGAGTTCACCCGTGCTTCATTCAAGAACACGATTGAGCCATTCCTTCGCGATGTTCAAGGTCGCCGCGGCATTCTTGACTACCGCGTTGTTTGCGATGAAACCAATAACACTCCTGAGGTCATCGACCGCAACGAGTTCGTTGGCGACATCTACATCAAGCCAGCCCGCTCGATCAACTACATCAAGCTCAACTTCATCGCTACTCGCACTGGCGTTGAGTTCAAGGAGATCGTTGGTGCCTAATAAATAAATCAACCACCACTAACAAGACACCAATCATATGGCAGGACTAGACAGCTTCAAAGCAAAACTCAAGGGAGGTGGCGCACGCCCTAACCTTTTCAAAGTCAATCTACCGTTTCCAGCGGCTACAGGCGGACGTTCGGAACTCGCATCGTTCATGATCAAAGCGGCATCACTGCCTTCCTCGGTCATTCAACCAATCCCGATTCCATTTCGTGGACGAAAGCTAAACGTTGCGGGCGATAGAACATTCGAACCATGGTCCATCACTGTTATCAATGACACGACGATGGACATTCGCAATGCGTTTGAACGTTGGATGGACTTGATCAACGCGAACTCCGAAAACGTCTCGGCGTATGTCGGAAATAACGCGCTCAACTATTATTCGAATGTACTCGTACATCAACTTGACCGTGATGAATCAATCACCAAGACGTACGAGATCATCGGAGCGTTCCCAACAAACGTCTCGTCTATCGAACTTAACTCTGAAAACAACGACGTCGTCGAAGAATTCACGGTCGAGTTGACTTACCAATACTGGACGTCCGAACGTTCCGGGATTGCGTAATCGCGCATGAGACATAACAGATAACCGTTTATCCAGGCAGGGCTACAAGTGATCTCTGCCTGGATAAATACTTTTGCATGACACTATTCGGCTTTTCATTATCCAAGAAAAAGAAAGATCCCGTTCTTAATAACGACGATCCTGTTTCTTTTGTTCCGCCTATGGACCAAGACGGTACTACCGTCATCGCGTCATCGGGTGGTGCTGGATATTATGGACAGTTTGTCGACATCGACGGAACAACGATCACTAATGAACGTGATCTTATTCTAAAATATCGCGCGGCCGCAACACAGCCTGAATGCGATTCAGCAATTTCCGATATCGTCAACGCCGCAATCGTATCCGACGATAATTCTGCGCCTGTCTCGCTTATTCTTGACGAGCTTGATGACTTCAACGAATCAATCAAGAAGAAGATCACGGAAGAATTTGAGAATGTAGTTTCGCTACTCAATTTCAACGAGAAGGGTCAAGAGTACTTCCGTCGTTGGTATGTTGATGGCCGGATGTATTTTCACATCATCCCGAATCAAAAGAATCCAAAGAACGGTATCGAGGAAATTCGTGAAATCGAACCAACTCGTGTTAAGAAGGTTCGCGAGATAACGACTAAGGTCGACCGAGCGACAGGAGTTAAGACTGTCACGACTACAGCAGAATACTTCCAGTACACGGAAGGAATGGGTGCGGATGGATCATCGGTTTCTACTGCAAGTCTTTCAGCTGTTAAGATCAATCCTGATTCGATCGTTTATGTTCCGTCTGGTTTAGTTGACGAGACCCGCAAGGTTGTAACATCGAACCTTCACAAGTCGCTGAAGATTGTCAATCAGTTGCGGATGATGGAAGACTCACTCGTCATTTATCGTATCTCGCGCGCGCCTGAACGCCGCATCTTCTACATCGATGTTGGTAACCTTCCTAAAGGTAAGTCTGAGGAGTATGTCCAGTCGATCATGTCCAAGTATCGGAA